TAAAAACTGTAGAAGAGTTTTACAAAATTAAAATGAAGAAAGCAGAAGAAGAAAATAAAATTGTAGAACAAAAGCACCAAGAATTAAAAAAGATTGTTGCAGAAAAAACTGGAAAAGATAATCTAGTTCCTAGAGATTATCCTGAACCTTTTCATACACAATGGGAAGATATACAAAAGCAATTTAATTACGAATCTTCGTATCCATTTTCGGAGGAGAATGTAATTGACTTTATGCGTTTTTGTCGTGAATCTGGAGGCTTTCAAATTTGTTAGAAGGCTTTTTACTTTTTGGAGAGGGATTGCTTTATTTAGCAATCTCTCTTTTTTTATTGTATTGGAGAACCTAGCTCCCGTTCCCGTTTTCTACGGGAACGATTTTTTTTTCTTTATAGTTAGGAGGCTGGCCGCGGATCGCACGGGAGGGAAATGTGTCTATGTAATTCCCGTTCCCGTTTCGAAAGGTAACGGATTTTTTACTTCTTTAGTTAAAAAAAGCGCCAGCCGACTCTCTGACAAAAAAATTTAAAGCGTTTAAATGCGTCAGTTTGAAATTCAAGGTATCAAACTACCTTAAAAAAAATTTAAAAATAATGTTTTTTTTCCTTGATTTTATCGGATATTACTATATATTAATATATAAGATTTTATTAATACCAAAAAAACAAGGAGTTTAAACAATGGTAAAAAAAATAAAAAACACAAAAGCGTATCTTCAATCTTCAATTGCAAGATTATATCAATTAGATACACAAGTTAAACAATTATCAAAAGCAAGAAATGAAGTAAAAAAAGACATTACTAAACTACTTGATAAAGAAATGAATTATCAATTTAGTAATGAATTACATACGTATGCTTTACAGATAATTAAAAAAGTATCTACTATTATTGATACTGATAAGATGAAAGAAGATGAGGTTTATGAAAAGTATAAGACTAAAGAAAGAGAATCTACAACATTTCATATTCTAAAACTTGATAATGAAGATATCAAGAAATCAATTAGGAGAAATAACTAATGACTGATATCTTTACTTTAGTACAAAACAATAACTTAGTCACTCCCTCAAGAGTGACTGAGTTAGCGAATTCAATAACAGAAGAACAAAAGAAACAGATTAATTATCAACTAATTTGTTCTGCATTAGAAAAGGCGATTGTAGAAATTTATGCTAATTATCCTAATTCAGAAGTAACTAACGAATTAAGAAATAAAGTAAACAATTATCTTGCAGAACTACAAGTTGTATTAAATGGGAGAATATAAATGATATTATTTAATGAAGAAACACAAACCTTGATGACGAAAGTCATCAAGGTAGAAAGACTAATTACTAGACTTGCATCAGATAAATATTCAAAATGGGCTGTCGATTATTGGTGCGAAGTTAGAAAAGAATTAAGAACTAAAATGTTAAGAGGTATACAATGAAAAAAAGATTATACGATTTCTTTATTACAAGGTTTTACGATAATATGTTTCTAAAAGCATTTATTACGTTTGCAGTTTCTTGGACTATTTTTTGGTTAGGTTTTTGTATCTACCATTTTATTAGTAACTTTTAACAATAAATAAATATCTAGTATTAACGGCAACTTTTTCAGTTGCCGTTTTTTTTTGTGTAAATTTAGAAGGCTCTTTTTTAAGTCAAAAATAAAACAGACGCAAATTGGTTTGCCGTCTAAAATCTACAGCGACATATTGTCGCTGTGTTTAGGTCAAGTTAGATACATGCAAATATTGGACAAACCTTACGGATCGTGTATAAGTATTCTATGACCACAAATAATTTACCTACAGAAAAACTGAGGCTCGAAGTAGAAAAGAAGTGGATTCAGCATATAAAGTATTGTCAGGATAATTTTTTATATTTTGTAAAAGAAGTCTGGCCTGATTTCATTTATAGAAAAACTACACAAAAGAATAACATTGGACACCACCAGTTAATAGCAAATGAGTTTACAAAGATAGCATCAGAAAAAAAAGGAAGGCTCATAATAAACATGCCCCCAAGACACACGAAATCTGAATTTGCTTCCGTATACTTTCCTGCTTGGATTATTGGTAAGTTTCCAAAAATGAAAATTATGCAAGTCTCTCATAATACAGAACTAGCAGTAAGGTTCGGAAGTAAGGTTCGTAACATTATTGATTCACCAGAATACAAACAAATTTTTGGAGATGTGAAACTTCGTGAGGACTCCAAAGCAAAAGGTAGATGGGAAACTAATAAAGGTGGTGAATATTATGCAGCTGGTGTTGGAGCGTCAATCACGGGTCGTGGTGCAGATTTACTGATTATTGATGATCCACACACGGAACAAGATTCAATGTCTGATATTGCTATGGAACGTGCATATGATTGGTACACTTCAGGACCCAGACAAAGATTGCAACCTGGAGGCTCGATTCTTTTAGTAATGACACGATGGGCAGAAGATGATTTGACTGGCAGATTGTTACGTGCTCAAACGGAACCTAAAGCAGATACATGGAAACAAATTTCTTTTCCTGCGATCCTCGAATCAGGGAACCCTGTATGGCCTGAGTATTGGAACTTAGAAGAATTAGAAACAATCAAGTCTTCTGTACCAATTAGAAACTGGTCAGCTCAATATATGCAAGAACCAACTTCCGAAGAGGGTGCGATAATAAAAAGAGAATGGTGGCAACCTTGGGAGAAAGAAACCATACCTAATTTAGTACACATCATACAAAGTTACGATACAGCTTTTAGTAAAAAAGAAACAGCAGACTATAGTGCGATTACTACTTGGGGTATCTTTTATCCAGATGAAGTAACACCAAACATAATTTTGTTAGATGCGATTAGAGGCAAGTATGACTTTCCAGAACTCAAAGCGGTTGCTTTAGATACCTATAAATATTGGGAACCTGAAACTGTTGTGATAGAACAAAAAGCAAGTGGAGAACCATTGACTCAAGAGTTTAGAAGAATGGGTATACCTGTTGTACCATTTGTGCCGACAAAAGGTAATGATAAACATACTAGGGTAAATGTGGTAGCTCCTATTTTTGAAAGTGGTCAAGTATGGTTTCCGTTTGGTGAAAAATTTGCCGATGACGTGATAGATGAGTGTGCAGCTTTTCCTCATGGTGCAAACGATGACTATGTAGACAGTATGTCCCAAGCAATGTTAAGATACAGAAAAGGTAATTTTGTGGAACTATATTCAGATTATATAGATAATGAAGATAGACCACCAAAAGAGTACAACTATTATTGAGGATTGTATGATACAAAAAATCAAAAATATATTTAGTAAAATTAAAAAAAGATTATTCGGAAAATTATGTGAGTGTCTTCCTAAAAAGAAAAGAGGAAGAGGCAGACCTAAAAAAGGAAGTTAATGGAAGACGAAAGTTCAGGTATCGGTGCTGGTGCAGTAGCGGGTGTAGGTGCTGCACTTGCTGGTGGAATTGGTTTATTATTGAATCGTAAGAAGGCGGTCAAAGAAGCCAGACAATTTTTGCGTGATACAAAACCTAGAGATTTGACAAAAGATGAAGTTGTAGATGTAGATCAAGCAGTAAAAGAAGTAACACCTGATCCTGCTATAAATGAAAGAGCTTTGGTAACATTAGAAGACTCAAAAAAATTTGTTAAAGAAGCAGATGACGAATTAGGAAGAATAGAAAAAGCTGTAAACGAACAACCACTAACTATGGGTGGAACTGCTGATAAAAACGAATTGTATGGAGTAGGTCCTGCTTTATATGATTATGTTGCAAAACTCCCTGATAAAAAAGCAAGAACTCCTGGAGAGTGGTCTTCTATATTTAGGAGTAAAATGGATTTAGAATATGTAGAACCTGGTACTGGGGCACTTAGAAAAAGAGCAGTCCCTCTTCAAGAAGTAGAAGATGCTGCAATAGCAACTTATGATACAAGAGGCAATTTAAAAGGTGGTGTGTTATTTGATTTATCACAAGACCCTGATGGTAAAAAAGCAAAACTAAGTATACCCACTATATTAAGTTTTATAAGAGGCTCACCATCTAATAATATTAAAGTTATAAAATACGGAACTACAAATTTTAAAAAACAAGCTGATGCTTATCTAAATGACCTAAGAGCTTTAGATAAAGAAATAACTGACGCTAATGAACTTACTAGAGGTTTAAATAAAGAACAGTTACAAAAAAAAATCAGTGACTTACAAAAATTGCCTCCAAGCGAAGATACAGAAAATATTTTACGAGATGTAGAAAAAATAAATAAAGTATTAGAAAGAAAAATAAGTTTAAAAAATTATACAGGACTATTTGAATATGGTATTCAAACAGGTTCTGTTGGTAATGTGCAGCGTTTTGATGTGTTACCTAATACATTAGATTTTGCAAGATCCATAGGAGTTAGTTCTAGGTTAATAGATGATGTTCAGTTTAAGGGTAAAACTTTTGATGAATTATTTTTTAATCGTAGAAGTATTAGTCAAAATTTTAATAGAAACACACCTGGGCAGAATGTAGATCCTGTTGCTAAATATCCTGAGGCTCATAATAGAAACTATCGTTATATGGGTAGTGAAGATTACTTTGAAGATATTTTATATATGGACAACGATATAATTGATAAATTACCACCAGGAATGCAAGATTTATATAGAAGGTCTCATTACTCTGAAGACCCAACTGGCAAACCTATACTAGGTCAATTTTTTCATATTAGAGGTGGTACCAAAAGAGTAGAAGGACCTGGTAATAAAAAAGCTACTGTAGCCTCTGAAATACAATCTGATGAATTACAAAAGCAAGCAGAAAAATTAGTAAATGTTAGAGACAAGTTTATTATGAAAACTTTAGGAGAAATGAATACAGATGAAGCAACAACGCTACGAGAAAGATATGGAAGTTTATCTGCTGAAGAACGATTAGCTTCTGGTCCTATAAAAGAAGCAGCAAAAAAGTTTTACGAGAAAGCAAGTGAGCTAAGAAAAAATCCTTTTAATAGACAAGACTTAAATGACTTATTAAATAGAGATACCTTAAAAGATAAAGGTGATAGCCTTATGAAACTTGCAGCTAAAGGTAGATTTATGACCAAAGCTGATCAAAGTGAATTTAATAAAATAGCAGATGAGATAGATTACATAAAAAGTCAAGCTCCTAAACAAGCACCTATAACTATGCCCTCTGCTGATGAGTTACCTTATGTTCCTTTTTTTAAAGATAAAGAGTGGGCAGGTTTAAGCATACGATATTTGTTAAGAAAAGCTGCTAGAGAAGGTACAGATT